AACTTCAAGGAAAGGAAAAATAAATGATTAACAACAGCATTATTAAGGATTACGCCGAAGATTACATTCTGAACAGCGGTCAGCAGCTCGATGATTTTGACCTTGACGTGATTGTTGAGAATCTGTATCATGTGGCTGTGGTCAATAATATGATCATTGAGGATTATGATGATTGTGATTCGTTTCCGAATGATGATTTTATTGAGGCGTTTGAGGAGGCGTGATAGGTAATAGTAAAGCCCTTAGGTTTGTTGCCTAGGGGCCTTTTTGTATGTCGTTTGTTTTTACGGCGTGTCGTAGTTTTGTTTATGCTATAATAAAAAATATCAACCACAAGGGAGGTAAACAAAATGAACACTATAATTGTTATCAACTGGGTACGTAATAATGTTACGGTTTCTTTTACTGATATTGAGGATATGGGCTACACGTTCGGCCTTGGCAAGGTCACTACCTTGAGGGGTGCGAGGGCTCGTGTTCGTCGTGTGATGTCTAATCAGTATGGCATTGATCTTTCTCGCATGAAGCTTGAAAGGTCAACTAATGCGATTGACTATTTCCGCTCTAATCGTGTTGAGAGCTGATTGGAGGTAGGCAACATGAATACTATAATTGTTATCAGTTGGTGGGCTAGAACGGCTGTTGTTTTCTTCACTGATATTGATGATTTTTATATGCTAGATATTGGGAAGAATAGAACTCTCAGGGGGGTGAAGTCTTACATTCGTAGGGAGCTATGCGGTAAGTATGGCGTCGCGCTTTCTCATGTTAAGACTGTGAAAGATACTCCCCCTGTTACATTTCTTCTCGCTAAGCGTGTTGAAAAAAAGGAGCATTGACATGTGGTATTTTATCATCACTAATGATGGTTTCCAGGTGTTTGAGATTCTACCTGATTGCGTAAGGCCTAGTGGCATGTTTCGTACGGCGTCGTTGAAAGCGTCATTGGACGGCGTACTGTCTCATATCCGCAGCGCCTATGCCGGTGTGGATGTGGACGTGGATATTGATAATGCGACGTTTGATATGGATAGTACTATGGTTGGAATGGTTAAGGTGGTGTTGGTATGATTGGAGGTCATATTGTGAAATGGCATTATTTTAATGTCCTTGATAAGTACATTGGAATATATCAGCAGTTTCGTTGGCGTGAAGCGCCGTGTGATTTTAGCGGTCCGAATGGGGTTGATTACCAATTCTAGTTGTATTGCGGACTCTGTGGCAAGTATGACAAGATCGCGGATTTTATCGACCTGGACGATGGTATTGAGTACTGCCGCAATTATGATTTTAGGTATTTTTATAGAGATTTTCATGTGTTCTGAGGTGTTATAATGGTTGGCATGATTGTTGCCGTCTGCATTCTTTCTGTATTGTTTCTTTCGATGGCTGCTGCGGTGTTTTGCGAATTGCCACGTGATTGGCGTGACACGTTTTGTTTTTTGGTCATGCTTGCGGTAAGTGTGGCTGTAGTTTTGGTTTTGTTGTGAAAGGTTTTTGAAATGGCTGATCATGATATGAAGGTTGCTACGTTTTCCTCGCAGTTTGTGGGGGGTAATGTTGAGTTGTGGTATTGTCCTCACGGTCAACGGTACGAGTTGAGGTATGCCGTCCGATTCCGCACCCCAGCCGGGTTTTGCAATGCTACCGCCTTGTGTACGTATGATGCTGGTGATGGTAGTCAGGTGGTTGATCTTATGCTGGACGCCATCGACATTGCCCGAACTCCACTGCTGGACAGGGATTGATCATGTATTTTCTTGGGCTTCTGCACTCGTGGACTTGCAAGGATTGTCCTTATGCCGACAGGTATTGGCGGTTGAGAGCGTTTTGGGCGGGAGCGAAACGTAAGGGCGACGCTTTTACGCCACCGAAACGGTGTCTGAGTACGAACTTGTGGTTTGACATGTGGTGGCTCGGTGCCGAGTCCGACAGTGAGGGATTGGAATTTTAATCATGTATGAGACATTTGTTGCACTCGCATATTTGAGGCATGGCGATAAACCCCCTATCGAAGTGGGGTATGCCACCTCGCACGATAAGGCCGCTGAGCTGATTCGGAAGTGGGCTGCGGTGCCATCGCATACGAGGAATATCGCATATTTTAGGGTGGAGAGGCGCTATTATGTTTAATCGTGGCAATGACCGTACGCCAGTCTGTCGCATGAGGAAATTTGATGATGCGATCATGGAATCACCACGTATTGCCAAGGCCACGAAAGGCCGGAAACGTGACCTGAATCTGAAACGCTATGATAAGGGGTATGGCGATTTTGAGACATGCTGCCGTGCAGTCACTATGTTGTGTGAATTGTGGCGCGACGGGGCTAGTCCGTGGTTTACGCAAGCCGTGATAACGGTATCGCAGATTTGCGGCAGCATGACCATATCGGACGGATTTTCCGCAGCCCTGTCCCGCACGTACGACGTGGAATACTTGGACGGTACCGTCAACCCGCCTAATCTGATTGCATGGTGCGCCGTCTGCGCCGTCAAAGAATGCACGTCATATGATTGCTGCACAATCTTTAACAGTCCACAAGCTCAAAATCTGATTATCGCTGTGTTTAAAAATTTTGACAGACTGGATACGACACGTTATAATGACATTGAATTGCAAAAAATCTTAATACAAGGGAGGTAATGCATATGGCTAGAACCAAAACCGATATTTTCCGTACGAGAGTGTATGCCATCCTCAAGGGTATGGAATTAGTTGACGGCGACTTTATGGAAGCCGAACATGTCATCGACGGGCGACTTAAGGACGCTCGCGCGTATTCGATTCGCGCGAAGAAATTGTTTCCTAATTTCATCCCACGCTCCATCAATATTTTTTCGCAAAAAGTCTCTATGAATGAGGAGACTTTTTACAAGTATGCGACTTTCGGGGAGCCGCAAGAATGGAACCCCGAAGAACATACAAAACGACACGCCGACATTGAAAATAATGACGGTATGTGATATAAAAGATTTTAGGCATAAGCCTAAAAACAAAATAACAACAATATATAAGGGAAGGTAATATCATGGAAAACACCAACACCGCACTTGTCGCATTCAACACCGAGTCTACCGAACTCGGCACCGTCCAGCATTTCATCGACACATCCACCCGCGAAGGCAAGATCAAGCTCTACTCTGCGCTTCAGAATGCCGAAAAGCTTGACGAACATTTGAACGAGACCCTGAACATGGTGAACGCCGTCGCACAGGCCGTACAGGTGACGGACGATCAGACGGGAGAAATCTCCAACACCGTGCGAGTCATCATCGTAACCGATGACAACAAGGCATATGCGGCCACCTCCCCCACTCTCGCCGCCGGACTGAACACCATGTTCGGTATCTTCGGCACACCAAATACTTGGGAGGCACCGCTTGCTATCAAGGTGGTGGAACGTCGTTCCCGCCGTGGCTTCAAGTTTTTCAGCATTGAGCCGGTGGACGAAGAGAGCAAGTGATCTTGCTATAATAACTGAGTAGCGTTCGTTCATAGAGAGCACCCAATCTTGGGTGCTCTCGCCATCTTAAGGGGTGCGCTATATGTCCCGCAGTCAAAAGCAGAAGCATGTCAAGGCACGTCAGGCCGCGCAGGCCCGTGCCGCCCGTAACATTAAACAGCTCGGCACTTACTCACACTCGAATCTCGCAAAAACCGCCGACAGACAATTAGTCAATATCGCCAAAACCTTGGGCAAAGAGTGGGAAAGGCAGAAGAAACAGGCCATAGCGGAAGCGAAAGCAACACCATACCACGCCACCTCCGTGGAAAAGCCGACAAAAAAAGACATTATGTTCGCCCAACGCACGCCCATCACGAACGCGCAAATAGAAGCGGAACCCGTAGCGAAACGGCGTAAACTCTTACGGCAGCAGCAGCGGAAAATCAATGCGGCACGGCGGAAAATCAACGAATGGAACCGCGAGCAGGCCATGCCGAAACGTAGCGTGTATGAGCAGCGTGTGGCCGAAATCACCGGCACTACCGGAGAGGGGTTCGGACGCACTCAGATCATTCCGTCAAAACTCGCTGACTTTTTGCAAATGACAAACGTCCTGTCCGATGAAGCGTTCGTGCGCTCCCAATTGGAAAGCGGACGTCGTAACGAGCTGCTTGAGCAGATGCATGATGCAGCCGAAATCTTAGGATTGCGCACCGAACGGAAACGCAAATCTAAAAAACAGGGAACAGGGAAAAAGAGTAAAGACTTGTACGGCGAGCACGAATGGCCATCCTACATGTCACAGGGACGTTACGAGGTTTTTGAAAAAATCTTGGCAACCTCACTCGGCTCGAAACGGTTGAAACGATTCCGTCAACTATCCGCAGCGCAGAAGAGAGCGTTTATCGAACAGACTGACGCCCCCCGCATCGTGTTCGACTGGACGGTGTATGACCCCGTTCGGCACGGTTTCGCCTCAGTTTTTCGAGACAACAGTGAGGGTTATCAACGCTCAAGATGGCAATTTGACCGGTGGTTAGCAGAGGCGGGCGCACTGGAAAAGTAGCGGACGGCAATCAAGGGAAGTTATACTATGACAGTGCATGACAATAGAGTTGGATTATGGTGCGCGGATAACGTCATACGCTGCACGGACGGCACCGTGCTGCGTAACGTCATTCAACCTAATCGCCTTTTGGCGTCCATCATGACGGGCGGCAAACTCACCGTCTACATGACTAACCCTGATATTTTAGACCCTTTTATCGCTCACGTCGTACACTCCCTCCCCCACAACGAGCATAACGCCAACCTGAGTTGGGATGCGATAGTGTCCCAAAAAGGCAAATTTTTTAGCTTTACGGTGCGTATTGACCGTGAGAATTCCGCACGGTTTTTTGATATTTCGAATCTTTTGCGGGAAAATTGCAAGCTTACCATGACTGATACTCAACTGCTCACGATTTTAGGCGAGTATGATCGGCACGGCTTATGCAAGATCACAGCCGGTGGGGCGAGTATGGAGGCTTTCGTTTCCGGCGAGTGGAAGTGGTTTTACGACAAATTCCCACAATTGAAACCCGAAGATAAAAAGTCACTGCATGACGCCTACATCGGCGGCTTTATGACTACTAAAGAGGGAGCATACGGTAAGGCAATCGACGTTGACTGCAACAGCATGTACCCGTCCATACTGCGGGACGAATGGTTGCCATGGGGATTGCCGGAACCGTACGACGGTGCATACGCGCAAGACGATACCATGCCGTTGCATTGCGACGAATTGACGTTCCGCGCGGAACTCAAGCCGGACGGATACCCATTTCTGTTAGACGATCGTAGCGTGTATGGACTCAATCGACTCACCAGCACAAGAGGGTATGTCACAAGAGTATTGACAGACATTGACCAACAATTGCTCTACGAGAATTATGAGGTGAGCGTCTACAGGCATGTGCGAGGGTGGAAATTCCGGCGCTCCAAGGGGTTTTTCCGCTCGTTCGTAGACGAATGGGGGGACTTGAAGCAGAAGGCGACGGGCGAGAAAAGGCAAATGGCAAAACTGATCATGAACGCACTCGTAGGGAAAATGGCGAGTCTGCCAAAAGGTGCCGTCATGCTCCCCCTATCCAAAGACGGTATCACCTTGGATTGGGATATCGCACAGAGAGAGGAATCGAATCTGAAAACCGATTTTCCCCCCGTGCCAGTATGGGTCAACGCCTACGCCCGTCGCAAGCTTATGGATATCTGTCACGCAAATGCCGGCCGATTGTTGTACGCCAATACGGACGGGTGCATCCTATCCGGCTGGGAGCCGGTAGACTCATGCGAAATCCACCCTACCGAGCTGGGAAAATGGAGGATCGCAGCCAAGTACGAAAAACTGACCATACTCGGCATGAACAGATATCAAGGATGGAAGGATGACGGCGGGGTTGATATCTGTATGGCCGGAAGCCAATTTACGCAGCCCATCCCTTACGAGCAGTTTCGGCACGGCGTGCAAGTCATGGACGATTACGGGACAATGGTAATGCTATAATAGTTGTGTCTTGTGAGCGTCGATTTTCGACTGGGAGCGACATAGGCCGGACTGCCACGGCTGAGAATGCCGCCGGCCATGGAATCACTATCGTGGCGGTAGTGCCCTACGATCATCACTTTTGCGCTCCGATAGGACGATTCAGACCCTCCGTGATTGGAGGGTCATTTTATTTCCCGTCGCATGATATAATTTTGATGGAAACATTACCAATGGATAGGAGCTTGCATGGCAGACCCAAACAATGAGAGCGACGAAAACACCACCCCGCCGCCAACCGAAGAAGAGAAGCAGACTGAAACCGTCGATGATGAAATCAAGCCCAAAGAACCGGAATCGGAACCGTCCGAACCGGACGTGAGCGCGCGACTTGACTCGATCGAAAAGGAATTGGCCGCGCTCAAGGCCATGATGGACACGCTCGGCTACACCGACCCCGCCCCGTCCGACAATGACGGTGACGGTGACGAAACACAAGAGTCCATCGAAGATTTGTTCGACTAACATAGAAAGGTATAAACAATGTCCAACATTCGACCGTTGGCCGGTAAGGGTGATGTTGAGATTTTCAACGCCGTCCGTAACGCCACTTCCCCCCAGTTTCAGGTGCGTATCCCAAGTGCGACACAGGGCAATATTCGCAATGCCGTGGATACCATGCGCAATTTCCCCTACTTGCGCGACGAATTCACGGGCGTCCTGATTCAGCGTTTGATCGGCTTGTACATCCAGCACGCAGACTGGGATGACCCGCTCAAGCTGATCGGCTCCCCCCGCACCCTCAAGCGTTACGGCAGCACGTACGAGCAGGCCGCGGTTGGCCTAGTCAAGGCACGCACCCGCAACTTCAACAAGGAATACTTGGGCGACGACGTTTACGGGCGTTATTCGCTGCCGACCGCAAGCGTATTCCACCCCCTTACTTTCGACCACTACTACCCGGTCACCATTCCAGAAGACGCGCTGTTGACCGCTTTTGACGGTGAGTCGGGCATGGCGGATTACATCGCGGAAATTATGAACGCGCCGATCTTGTCCGATCGCAACGACATGTACCTCATGAAGACACAGTGTTTCGCTGAGTACGCTCGAAAGGGTGGATTCTATCGAGTGCATACGGCTGACGTGGGTGCGGCAAACTCTTCTGAAGCGGACGCCAAGAATCTTTTGCGCCTTATCCAGCAGACCGCCAACGAGCTCAAGGCTAGCCCAATGTCGGCCATGCCACGCTATAACGCCATGAGCTGGGTAACCCCATGGCGCGATTCCGAAGCGATCCTGTTCGCCACGCCACAGGTGATCGCAGCGCTCAACGTCGAAGCACTTGCCGCCGCGTTCAACATCGATAAGGTCAATGTGCCCTACCGCATCATTCCGATTCCGGAAGACATGTTTGGTATCGGCGGTGCCGGTGGCAAGGTGCAGGCCGTACTGACCACGGAAGACTTCTTCTTCTGCTGGGACGAAATGCTGGAAACCACGAATTCCCCCGTGAATCCGATTGACGGAACCCGCAACATCTTCTACAAGCACCGCGGCTCCATCACCCCTAACCCGTTTGCAAATGCCGTGCTCTTTTGGACTGGCGAAGGCTCCTCTGAGTCCGTGACGTTGCCGGATATGCTCACCACGAGCAAGCCGGAATTTACGCTGCGCGTACGCAAGTACGGACAGTCTGCCATCACCCCCGAAAACGTGTCCCGTGGCGATCTCGTGCAGGTTGAATCCGTTATTGCCAGTGCTAACAAGGCTGAGGCGTCGTTCCAGCCAGTCGGCATCGAATACAAGGTTGAGGGCGCGACCTCCCAGTTCACCTCGATCGACAACGGGGGTATTCTGCGTTGCGGTCTCGACGAAACCGCCGAAATCCTCAAGGTCACGGCTCAGGCCACGTATATTGACCCCGCCCATCCTGAAATCGATCAGACGGTTTCCGCTGCACTGTCCGTGCCGGTTGTCGGCGATTGGCTCGGCGGATGGAAGACGGGAGCCATCGAATCCATTGAGATTCAGGGCGAAAAGACGGTCAAGACTAACGAGCATATCGCACTCAAGGCCATCGCCACCAAGACGGACGGCAACACAGCTGATGTGACCAATCTCGCCATGTGGTCAGTAGACCAGCGTGCAACTATCACCCCTAACGGCGTATTGACCGGCACTGCGACAGGAGCGGCCACCGTCACTGCGAAATTCGCGGGAGCCACCGGAACGGCACAGATCACCGTCACCGCCTGACATTAGGCGATAACCGGTAAAATAGGTGTGGATAGACTTTATCCACACCTATTATTTTTTAGGAGGATTTTATGAGCGCGAACAACCTGCCGATCAATTTTTCATACGCGAAATGGACGCCAAACACAAGATTTAAACTGTGCAACGTCCCCTGGGACATGGGGTATAGGGATATTGTCAAATGGGATAGACAGTCTCAAAAAGAGTATTTCGACCGCCTGGATGGTATCGAATTCGCCGACTGCACCATGGCAAAGTACGGTTTGCCGGTGAGGTTGCCGGTACCGTTCGCGCAAGCGTCGCGATATAACTATCTGATCGCCACGAACGATTACGATTTTGATACCCCCCGCAGTTGGTATTATTTCGTCCAGACATGCGACTACATCAACGCCAACACGACACAGCTCAATATCCAGCTGGACGTGTGGCAGAGTTTTCAGCACGATATTCAGCTCGGCAACGCTTATGTTGAAAGGGGTCATGTGGGGGTTGCCAACGAAAACGCGTGGAAAGACTGGGGCAAAACCTATCTCGATCTGCCCGAAGGACTCGACACGGGAAAATGCACCGTACTCACTAACGAATCATGGAAGCCGTTGATGGGCGTAGTGGACGGTCATAACCTTAAATACGGAATCATCATACTTTCCACCACCTCCCTTTCCGTGGACTCCGGCACCAAAGACAACCCAACCATCCAGTCCGCCAGTGGCAGCTTTTTCGAGTCGCAAGCGAACGGTACGGAAGTCTACTATCTCGACAATCCGCTGGACATTGGCAGGTTTTTTGACGGGGGGGCAACCTCGCCGTGGGTTACACAGGGTATTTGCGGAATTTTCGCGGTACCATCATTGCCTGACAGGCTCACACACTGGGGTGCGAAAGTCACGAAACTTTTTGGCAAGGACACGCATTTTATCGGCAATTGTTGGAAAATGGGAGCCAGTGCCGCAGACAGTCAGGACAGGTATGATGATATTATCAACCTCAAAAATTTCCGCGACATGTTCCAGCTACCGGAACGCTACAAATATCTGAAGAAATTCCTTACTTCTCCCTATGCGTATATCGAATGCTCGTGCCTGAATGGTACGGTCATTACGTATGAGCCTGAGCAGATTCCGAGCGCAGATCTAATTATCAGGGAGACGTGGAATTATGCGCCCCCTTCTCCACGTTTGAATTTTTACGCGCGCGGCTACCATGCCGGTAATCTCGGTGACCGTCAACCATTGCCGGACGGCAAGGGCTTGCCTATCGATACGGGCGAAATGCTTAACGCATCATTTGGCATCACCAATTTCCCAACGTTCATGGCCGTCAACAACGGGTCCGCTCTAGCGCTTGCGAACAGTGCCTATACGCGCCAGTATGCGCAACAGTCTGCCGATTGGGGGTATCAGAAAACCCAGATGGGCATCAACAATGCCTACGCTCAGGCGCAGATCGGCACGCAGTACGCAAGCGAGCAAAACAGGCTCGGCACCGCCAATCGAAACGCCATGATGGCGATTAATAACCAATCGGCGCAAATGGCGTCCGATCTCACGTTGAAAAACCTGAGTTTTGACAATCGCATGAATCAGATCAATACGGTAGGCTCGGGTGCCGCAAACGCTATTGGCTCTCTCGCAACCGGCAATGTGGGGGGTGCGGTGGGTGCTATCGCCGGTACCGCTATCGGCGCATGGGCAAACCAACAGAGCTATGACAACAGTGTGTCCAGCAATAGTCAGGCACTTTCGAACACTTTTGCCACCAACGCCGCAACAACCTCACAAGCCAATGCCTATAGTCTCGCGCAAACCAACCTGTCCAATCAGCAGACCATGCAGCTGGCCGATGTGAACAAGCAATTAGCACAGGCCACGGCGCAAGGCGATTACGAAAACACGATTGCCGGCATCAACGCCCAAGTGCAGCAGACACAGACGGTACCCCCTACCACGTCGGGCGCGTTGGGCGGTGACGCTTTCAATTTGGCTAACGGGTTGATTGGTGTCATGGTGCGTTTTCGCCAGATTCCACCCGCAGCCATGCAGGCCATCGGCGAGGTGTGGTTAAGGTATGGATATTACGTGCAGAGGTTTATGAAACTGCCCGAAAATTTGATGGCAATGAGCAATTTTACCTACTGGAAACTGCACGAGCTGTACGTAAGGTCGAGCACGTGCCCCGAAGAGTACCGATTGACCGTCAAGGGCATTTTTGAGTCCGGCGTGACCGTATGGACTGACCCGGACAAAATCGGCGTCACTGACTATGCGGACAATGTGCCGCTAGCCGGTATCTCGTACTGATTGGATATAATGGAGAGAGCATATTAGACTCTCTCCATTATTTTTAGGACGGTGACTATGGGTAAACGCAATCGTGCGCGCAAGGCTGCGCATTGGGATAACCAGAGCGTGCTCGGCAGCATGTGGGGCAACTTGAACCTCCCCGAAATGCGGCAATCATTACGCATCAACCAGTATATGAAATTGATTGAAATGCTTGCTGTATCGCGTTTCAAATGGGTTAATTTACCTCCATATATTGATGAAAGATACTTGGAACTGACTTTGTTTGAAAACGGCCTCGCACTGTTTTTCCCTGACAAGCGCAAGGGCGTAAACCGTTTTATGGTCACTTCCGGCAATATCGGCGGGGTAAACAATTATAACAATCCAACGTCGTTTCAGCCCGTGGCGACAAGTTATTCTCACCCTCAGATCGGGAGCAAGGAATGCGTACCCATTTGGGATAATCAGCTCAGGTGCACCATGATTGATGTCATGTGGAATTATGCGACACGACTCGCCATCGCAGACCGCGCACTTGACGTTAATTTGGACAACATCAGCGTACCGTTGATCATCGCCACGTCAGAAACCAACAAACTCACCGCGCAAAACCTCATGAAGGCGCGTGAAGACGGTGACCCCTATATTTACACGTACGATTCGGCAGACATTACCGGAATGTTCCAGACATTCCCCAACGTCACCCCATTTTTAGCCGATAAGATCATCACCACGAAAACGCAGGTATGGAACGAACTCGTCAACTATTTAGGTATCGATAATAGCACCACCGAAAAAAAGGAGCGATTGCTTGAAAGTGAAGTGACGGCAGGTAATTCGCGTACGAACGTGTTCCGCCTGAGCTATCTTAAGGCGCGTCAGCAGGCGTGCGACACGATTAACCGATTGTGGCCGCAAATGGCCGACTCGGGATACCCTATCAGTATCGAATGGAACGACACCACGTCCGGCGGACTGTTGGACGTTGACGGGAATAAGGAGGAGGAATAATGGTGCAGGACTTGAGCATGTACGCCATCAAGGACAGTATGGCGGACTATACGTTGACCTTAGGTAATCTGATTGATCGTGGTTTCAATACGGACGAAAGACTGCATTTAAGTTCGCAATATTATCCGATTTTCGACGAAAACTATCGGGCGAAACTGAATGAGAAAATCGTAGCCCACTACGCATTACGCGAAATCGGCAGTGAAACGCCGCAAATGTTCGTCTTTTATTTGGGGCGTACCATGCGCGAACAAATGGACTATTTCAACCAATTATATTTATCTGCGCAGCGTAAATTCGACCCTTTCATCACGTCCGATATCCGGCAGGAGATGGACTCGACCAGCACCAATGAATCTTCGGGGAAGTCTTCGGGGACGCAGTCGAACGAATCCACGGCAAACAGTACGTCCGACACTAAGGCGGACAATTCCAGCATGACGTTCAACAGCGAATTTCCGCAGACCCGTATTGACGATTTTCGTAAGTACGCCACTACCGCATCACAAACCGACTCGCTGGGAAACACGCATACGAGCACTCAGCAGGACAGTACAGCCACAGCGACTTCTACCAGCAACACCGACTATGCGCATTCTTCTGACAAGGGTAATAGCGTGTCGCATACGCTCGGCACCAGCGGTTCGCAGTCGCAGCTTTTGCTTGACTGGCGTAATACCATGCTTAATATCGATCTCATGGTGATTAATTCGTTGGAAGGTCTGTTTATGGGCATGTGGGGCAGCGGTGACAACATGACCAATGTTCCGCAACTCTATTCTACGAGTCTTGCCTACAATCTCGGCCATTAGAGTATACTTGATTTGAGACAGATTGGAGGATTGCATGGACGGAATCAACATGTGCGCCGCCCCTTTGGACATTGACCCAAGACAGCGGTATTTTACGACGGTCCAGCCATTTAGTTACCGCGATACGCTCACCGTGCTCGGCTATGTACAGGAGGTGGCTGAACATCTCGACCAACTGCGCGAGCAGTTGGACAATCTCGCCAAGGACGAAAACGCCGACATCGAGGCCATCAAACAGCTTGTCGCCGGATTTAACGAACAGTTCGAGCGCATCAATAAAACCTTGGATAATTTGGAAAAGCAGGTAGGCCAGTACGAGGACTCAGACCTGACATATAATCCGACGCGAGGCAAGTACGAGGATTCGAAAAACACGAATCGCGATCTGTACCGTGAGCTGGCCGTATTTGGTGCGCGAGTTAACCAGATGGCGCAATTGTCCGTACCTATGGCGGCAGCGCACACCTGTCTTGAGTTTGCCGTGCTCGGCAACAAAACCATTTTTCACAATGAAGAGCCGCGTATCACCCCCCGTGACGTGCACGTGGATGATGGCGAGCCGGTCACGGCGTTGACGGTGGAAAATCTCGCCAACGGCATTGTGGAAAACAATTACATGAAAACCCATAAATAATAAACAATAAATAGGAGGAAAAATGACCCAGAAAACCGCTAATTATAATCTTGAAAAATATGACGCAACCGATGCGCCAAATCTTCAAGGTCAATACAACCGTTCAATGGATATCCTCGACACGACGCTTAAAACGCAGTCGGACAAGATCGATGCAATCCCAACGCCGGAATCTTTGCCGGAAGGATTGAAAGCGTTCACTTCCGCGCTCGGGTTGAGCACAGCGAACGCTAATGCACTTGGCACAGCCCTTAATCATCTTCTCAATCGTGTTCCGGCCACCGGTGGCGGACAGTACACGGTCAAGGACCTTACCGATACCAAGGTTACCGCCGAGGGATTGCCGTTCGTTTCCACCACCGCTTCGGGGGACTGATAGACCATGGCAGATCAACCGCAAGCAACCCCCGTTGACGTTGCCGCATATGATGCGACACGTCATTGGGGGTTGCCCCTCTACAATGATGCAACACCAATGGACATGCGCGACGGATACAATCATGCAATGCGCATGATCGACCAGATCCTCACCCAGCTCGAAACGCAAATCCGCGAAAAGGACTAAACAAATGGCTACCGTATATACAAAAACCGATAATTACGGCCTCAATCTCTATGGCGATAATGACCCCGCCGATCTGAGGGACGGCTACAACGACTCCATGCACACCATTGATACGACTTTGGAAACGCACCTTAATCGCATCGAAGGCATGGAAGCGCGAGAAACCCATGACGAAGCAGTGATGAAGGCACTGCTTGTGGACAATACGGTGGATAACGCCACCACTGCGAAAACCAAGTGGGATAAGGCCGGAACGGACGCCGTTGAAGCAATGGCGGACGCAGCAAGCGCCGTAAGCAAGGCCAATGGCAATACGGCTATCCTCACCGCACTGGGCGCGGACACCACCGCACACGCCACCGCAAATAAAACCAAGTGGGATAAGGCCGGAACGGACGCCACGTCCGCAATCAGCAAGGCGGACACCGCCAACAGTAAAGCTGACTCAAACAGCGCGATTCTCACCGCACTGGGCGCGGACAATGTAGACAATGCAACCGCCAAAAAAGCCCGTTGGGACAACACGTACACCAAGTTGGAATCGGACGGCAAATATGCGCTCAAACCGGTCGAACAGAATCTACTCGTGGGCATTGGCGACTCGTACTTCGAAGGGTTTCGTACCGACAATCCAGCCACGGACAGTATGATTGTCAAGGCGGCAGGACTCTTGGGGCTGGAATGCCGCAATTATGCGGTCGGCGGTTCAGGTTATACGATTGGCGGCACAAAGAGTAAAACGTTTAAACAGCAACTCCAGCAAGCATCGGCGGAACTGGGTGCAAGCAAGGCCAATGTGAGATACGTGGTGATCGGCGGTGGCCGCAACGATTCGCCGTCAACGGTGACGGGAGACATTGTCTACGACACGCTTACCACTGCGAAAACATTGTTTCCCGACGCGGAGATCGTACAGATTCCAATGATGTGGGACAATACGTGGCCAACCTTCAACGAGGCTCAAAAATACGGTGCCATGGTCGAGGGTGGACGTCGTGCCGTCGTTAAGATCGTGTACGATGCACCATCGTGGGGTCTGTTTTGGAAGTCCGGTATGACTGATATCCACCCCAATACTCAAGGCTCGGATATTTATGCGCAGTATGTCGCAAAAGGCATTAAAACCGGTGTGGCGAAACGAGTCGAAGAGTATTCCAACGTCACGTTGTCCGGTATTACAGATGGCTTTCTGAAGGTGTTCGTTGACGGGCTGGATGTCCATTTTTATTTCCGTGGCAACAAGACCGCCTGGAATACGGACGTTTTCGCCACGGTCAACGAGGCTAACGTGTTCGGTAATTGGATACCACTATTTGGGGTCAAAGAGTCCAACGAAGGATACGTTAAAATCAAGTTTAACGGCCAGTCGTTCAGCATCATTGACATGCTGCAAGGCGACGGTAGTGCGGGATATCTTGATTTTGATTTTTCCATGAATTGCTTCCACTAAGTCAAACAATAGCCATACTCTTATAATAAGAGTATGGCTATTACTTTTAATCAATGGATTGACCAGACCAAAGGCCGTTTTTGGGACATGGACGGCGCGTATGGTGCGCAATGCTGGGACTTATGGGCTAAATACAGCATGGACATGTACGGCATGTCTATTCAGGATTGCATAACCCCTACCGGCTATGCGGGAGGCTTGTACACGTCATATCCCGTATCAGCACGGTGCGAAAAAGTGTACGAGCGTATTCCGGCGGACGGATACTCGCCGGTGGCTGGGGACGTGGCAATATGGGGATACGGCACGTACACTCCCTACACGCATGTCGCCATAGTCGCGGGAGACGGGGTAAAAGACGGCAGAATCTACGTCATCACACAAAACCCGGACGCAAGCGCCCTCAAGTGGTTCACGATCGACGGACTGTTAGGCTACTTGCATCCACGCACCATGCCTAAGCCGGACGTGGATAATCCCACCGGAGACAACAATCAAGGGAACCCCGACACTGCGCGCGGGGGAGCGTGGATACACTGGCAGGGCGACAACCTGTATCTGCACGAAACCGACAACAGCGGAGCACGTACCCGTATTTTCTACAAGACAACGGCCAATAATTTTTCCGAAAAAGCGTCGCAGGGGCAACCGTCCGACTCGCAAGGACAAGGGCACCCGTCCAGCTCAACCAACGCCGAAAATTCGTATGCGCTCTACGTGGTTGGTGCGGTTGAATCCAGTCTGCGGTGGGACGCGGTGGAAGCCGCCAATCTGCAAGGTGTCGGTATTGCGCAATGGAGTTTCGGACGGCGCTTGCAAGTGCTTAACAAAATGCGTGAGGCTGACCCAACCGGCTACGCAACATTTAAAAACTCGGCACCGCAAATCGCGGCACTCATGGAATTGGGAGGAGATTTTACGCGACCGCTCACCTCGACGGAAGCAGCCGCATTCCAAACTTGGGCACGGCGCAGCGAATCGCATGAGGGGCAGCGCAAACAGTTTGCAGAGGACTACGTAAGCTATCCGCAAGAGTATGATGATGATAAAATGCAAATCTTGTGGGTGACCGCATATCACCAGTCTCCAGCCAATGCGCTCAAGGTGCCGAAAGCGTCGAATCTCGCGCAGCTCAAGGCTAATATTCTCGCCACATATCCATTCCAGCCATACGTAAGTCGATACAATCAGGCATATTCCCTGTTGTCCGTTTGGGATGAAAAATCGAATCCACCAGCATTCTAAAGTGTGGTATAATAATCGATGTCGGCATGTGATAACTTCCCTTGAGCCGACCGTAACTACACGGTGAGCGTAACGGTGGTCATGACGTTACGCTCCCCATTACTTTAGGAGGTGAGCAGACATGGTATTGCAGACATTGTCTGAAGACGATTACTACGATTTGCATAATCTGCTCACTCGTAACGCGCCATGGAATTTCGTGATCGGTGCGCGTGGACTTGGCAAGACTTTTGCCGCAAAACGATACGGCATCAAAGAGTATGTCAAGCACGGTCACGAGTTCATTTACTTGCGCCGTACTGACGTGGAGCAGCACCGTAAGGAAACGTTTTTCAAGGACATTCAGGAATTCTTCCCATCCTACGAGTTTCGAGTGAACGGAGAGAAGGGGCAGGTGCATAAGACGTCATGGGATGAGAAGGATTGGCGCACATGCTGCTATTTCGTAGCGCTCTCACAAGCGGGCGGACTCAAATCAGTCGCATATCCAAAAGTACATCTAATTATTTTCGATGAAATATTTCCCGACAATCTCAGATTTTTGAGCAATGAGGTAAACAGTTTCAGCGAGTTTTATAACACTGTTGACCGTTGGCAGGACAGAGTAAAAGTGCTGTTTTTGTCCAACGCAGTACAAAAAGCTAATCCTTATTTTGCGAAATATCGGCTGGATATTGGTGCTCAACAAGCGAATCAGCAACAATATAAGTTGTATTGTGGGGGTTTCGTGTGTCTCGAATTGGCTGATTACGGCGGATTCTCCGCCAAAGTTGCCAAGTCAAAATTCGGCAGATTTTTAGAGCAATACGACAGCGACTATGCCGACTATGCCATACGTAACAAATTCCGCGACGAATCCGACACGCTGCTAGCCCCCATCCCCGCAGACGGCGAACTATCATACATCCTAGACACTACCGACTACGCGCGTTTCGGCATATGGGTAAGCGTGTCCGAACGCGACGGACACGTTTCACAATATGTTTCACGTCGCATTCCCAAAGACAACACTCGCCCCATCTATACGCTAGACCCCAATCATGTTGACGAAAAAACATGGTACGTCAAAAAATCAGATGATATCATACGGCGACTTACCACCGGCTACCGACTGGGTAAAATAAGATTCGATGATTCACAGGTCAAGGCCGATTTTGGGTTGATTATCGGCGAACTGTTAGGAAAATAGGAGGCAATAGTAATGACAATGACCACAACGGACGTGTGGTGTGTGTTCGCGGTAGTCTTTTTTATCATTGTAGACTACGTTACCGGACTTGCTAAAGCCATACTCAACGACACGCTCAGCTCACAAAAAATGCGAGAAGGCTTATGGCACAAGTTCGCGTATCTCATGCTTACTTTGGTGGCATATTTTGTGGACATGATTAACTTGCACGTTGACCTTGGACTGCCGGTCAGCGTGTTCGTTTGCACCGTAGGCGGTATTAGTCTTATCGAACTCACCTCAATCCTCGAAAATATCACCGCCATTAATCCAGAGCTAGCGGACGCACCATTCATGAGCGTATTCGCACAAAACAATACCCCCAGACACAAGAAGGAGAACTGACATGGATATTCGCACATGGATGAACACGGTTAACGGTAAGATTATTGACATGGACGGCGCATACGGCGGGCAATGCTGGGACCTTTGGAGCAGCTACGCACGAAACGTATACGGCATTCCAGCAGCCGACACCAACACGGTAGATGGATACGCGGCAAGCGTCTACACTACACGATACGATCGCTCACAGGCATTGCAAAACGCTTTCACTCGTGAAGCAGACAACTATATCCCCGCATATGGTGACGTGGCATTTTGGGACAGCAACGGCATGAACCATGTCGCGATCGTGGTTAAAGACAATGGCAATGGCACGCTCAACACCATGAGTCAAAATCCAAACGCAGCCGGATACGTCACGCTCAGCAAGGCCGGAATCATCGGCTACTTCCACCCACGCACGGCAAACACGCCAGCACCCGCACCGAGCAACAATAATGTAACCATTATCGCACGGACATACAAAGTCAATGTCGATACACTCAACGTGCGATCAGCGCCGTCCACCTCAGCACAGGTAGTCGCACAGTATCACTATGGACAAACCGTAGTTCTTCAAGACGGTGGTATCATCGCAGACGGGTACATTTGGGCACACTATCTCGGTGGTTCAGGCGCAACCCGATATGTCGCACTCGCACCCGCAGACAAGTCGGCATGGTATCTCGTATTCGCTTAAGTTAACGGCATAAAATAAGCCCCTAGGTTACTCACCTAGGGGCTTTATTATTACCACGTCCGAGCGAACGCTTCCAAGTCTTCAGCGGAAAATAGAAGCAAACCGTCATCCGTTTCATAAGGCAAAAGGAATTGATACGAATCATACAGGGCCACGCCGTAATCATCAACAACCTGATCACGATCAATCGAACTCGTAACACCGTCCTTGACGCCATGAAGCGTCACGGACGGTTCATCCCACAAAGTGGTCAGCAGTTCATTCTTTTCCTTAAGAGTCATATTTGAAATCATCATTTTATTTTTTCCTTTCCCTTGAAGCC